CGGCGTACAGATATGACGGTTCCGGGTGCACCGGCAATTCCCATACAGGAGATCAGATGGTCGTTACGACTGACACCAAACGTGGAAATGTCCCCATACGTGCCGGACAACACCGTTACTGCAAAGCCATCAGCCTGATTGACCGGCCCCCAGCGTTCCTGCAATTCAGTGCGTAACAGATTCAGGTTTGGTTCATCGGTGTAAGGCATCACAATATATTTGTATTGCAGATCACCCATCCCCGCGATGCTGGCGCTGATATCCGGGTTGTTGTTTTTCCCGGATGCGGCTTTGAATGCCGTGATAATCCCGTAAGGGGTGGTTTCACCCGCGTAATAGTTCCAGCGCACATCCACGGCAGATAATGCACCCGTAAATTTTGCACTCAGAACCACATCTGCATGGGTGTCATCATCCCCGCTGTCTGCGCGAACTTCTGCCGTCACCGGTAAATCAGGCTGGCCTTTGATTCGGGCAACCAGCAGGTCAGCCAGCGCCGCTCCCGTTGCACCTGCTGCGACAGATACCGCCAGTCGCTGACCGGCAATGTAAGTCACAAGCGAGCCGTTTTCGCCTGCCGTTCCTGACAGTGAGATTTCACCGACAGCAGCATTACCGGTGCCGTTCCCCTGCGGGATACACCACAGCTCCGCCACGCGGTTAGCGTTCAGGAATGCATCTGCCATCAGTGCCAGCATGGAACCCTGACCAAACGCCGCACTGGCCTGTGAGCCGGAACGGATACGGACAGGCACGTTTGGTGCCGCACTGGCTTTACTTCCGCTTTGCCCGAACATCAGCACGCGCTGACGGGGGGCCGGTGTTCCGCTGACGGCATTACTGTTATCAAATTCGATATACGTCAGGGGAACGCGAACATCTGACGGGATCGCGTTAAATGAAATATCGCTCATTTCGATTTACTCCGTTTTTTCGGCGCAGCGTCGGTATCATCCGCCGTGTTTTCGGTGCTCCCGACTTCAACCACATCACCGGCTGCAAGGCGACGTATCCAGAAACTGTTACGGGGCTTTTCTTCTCCCTCCGGAGCCAGTAATTTCATCGTGAGCGGGTCACGGATGGCTTTTCCCGCTGCGGGTTTAATTTTCAGCATCATGATCCTTTTCCTGATTCACATTGATATGTGCGGCAAATTCCGGGGTTTCGTCCGGGAATTTCCAGGTCTGCCAGTGGCGCTCGTAATCATCCAGCGAGTCCAGATCCACACCGGACGGTAACGGCGTGATGCCACTGAAATAGATACCGTACAATGCGACTCCTGAATTACTCTGGGCATCGGTATACAGGTTGCGGACGCTGGTCAGACGCAGGCCGGTTGTGGGGCCAAATGTATGTCCGTTCATTCCGGCAATCAGGCGCTCAACAATCTGGTAAATCCCCGGACGGTCGGTTTCCCGACCCTGGTAAATCCCCGGACGGTCGGTTTCCGGTTTCCCGACCGTTCAGCATTTTTGCCACCACGTAAAACACCCAGCGGCTTTCCACTTCACGGCGGGTGCGGCCTTCACCGCAGCCCAGCCACGCCAGATAAACAGACGGCGGCGCAATCAGGATTTTTTTAATTGCGGCATCAGACCAGGTGCCGGGATGCGTTTTTACATCCCGCAGCGTCCGTCCGAACAACCCACGAACAGCATCGAGCAAAGCAGCTTCTGTGGTGGCAATCATCAGATAAACCCCTTCTGGTTGCGGGAGAAAATGGCTGCGTCAGACTGCACCTCAACCAGATTTTCGCTGACCGGTTCAACACCATGCACATCTGCGCCAAGCGGTAATTTTCCGTCGAGAACCACCCCCAGCCACCTGATGGCGTCTTTGTAACGTTGTGTGCATTGCTCTGTTGCCTGTTCATCACACAGGTAATAAAAAGCAATATCGCAACAAACACGAACCAGCGTTACAGGAACCACTGACAATGGCAGCTGGTAACGGGGACTGATATAACCGTCGATAAGCGCGCTGGCATCCTGTAACGCCTGCGTAATCAGTGCATCATCTGGTTCAAAGTTGTCCGATTTATCAGCGGTCAGTTTGTCCAGATTGCTGCGCTGGTAACGCTTTACCATGTCGTCAAGAGAGGCATAGCTCATGCTTGTGCCTCAGCCAGTGCTGCTTTGATTTGTGCCGCAGTGACGTTTTCCCCCAGCACCGCACTGACCGCTTTCACTTTGGGTTCCCCCCCTGCGGTAAAGTGCTCCGGGTTTGCCTTATCCAGACCGGCAACGGCCGCACGGATACGGGTATTCAGATCGCCCACACCCAGAACGTCCAGCCCCCCAGCCTCAGCGAGCGTTTCTGCTGACGATGCAGATACCACAGACAGCACGCTGTCGGCACGAATGATCGCCAGTTGTTCTTCGGTGACTTCCACGGTGTTTTCGCCACGTGTAAAGGCGATTCCGGCGCGGCGGTAGACCGGACGAAGGCATTTAATAATCGCCGTGCAAGTGATGCGAGAAGTGTCCAGCCGTTGTGAATTAAGCGAAGTGCCTGACATAACACATGCTCCTCCTTTTCCTTTAAATCAGGTTAAAAGGCGGTCTGAACCGCCTTTAAATCAGGTTAAAAGGCGGTCTGATGGTCTGAACCGCCTTTTAATGACGGTTACAGGTAGTCAGCGACAACCAGTTGCAGCTTGCCCTTCATCTCGTTGGAGACGGTGGTATTGCCATCCGCGAACAGTTCACGGTTAAGCAGTTGCTCTGCGGCTTTTTCCAGCCCGACCGGTACAACGATATGCGTCGGCTTCAGGCCCAGCTTCTTACCGCCATCACCTTCAAAAGATCGCATCAGTTGCCAGCCCTTCCAGAGGTTATCCAGCGTCAGATCGCCTTTTACCGCGACAGCCATCTGCCAGAAGCCGTAACCGGCAGCACGGCGGGCGCTGGCACCAAACAGGAACTCGTTATCCATAAAAACGTGGTCGTCATCGATACGGGTACGTGCGACCAGTTCCGGTTTGCGGCGCTCCTGGAAAATCAGCGGTTTGACTGCGCGGGAGCAGTCCAGCAGATAGAATGGCAGACCGCTGAAGCTGTCCTGCTCAACGATGTTGGAGGTATTAACCGCGCTGCCCGTGCCATCCACATTCGGATATACCGGATGCTCCTTGTCGAAGAAGTTCTGACCGTCATAGCAGGGCTGGGTAAAGCCATCTTTCAGAAGTTTAAAAATCAGCTCATCCGGCTGAACTGCCGCAGAACGGCCCATCTCCTGAAAAATCGGCGCATAAATACCCAGATTGTCATCCTCGAAGTCATCACGGGAAATACCCACGGTGCCTTCAAACGTTTTATTGGCGATGGAGTAGCCATGCGCTTCCATTTGCTGAATGGTTCGCTTACCCACCCATTCTTTCAGGGTCGGGAATTTACCCAGCCAGCCATAGGTATTACTGCGGGTGGAAGAGTTCACCACCATTGCAATTTTGCTGTACTGCGACGGGGCGTCTTCAAGACCGCCCTGAAAATCCTTACGCCAGGAGGTCATCAGGGCTTTAATGGATGCCGGGGTGACAATCATTTTTCTTGTTCCTGTTTCATTTTCAGATACTCAGCCTCTGTAATGCCGAGCGCCTTCACTGCTGCCTGTTCATCAGCAGACAGCACCGCCACCGCCGGTTTTTCCTGCGACGGAATTTTCGCTGTGGTGGTCTGCATGGCAGATAACGCAGCGATGGGCTGTTTTTTCTCAAGCTGTGCCGACAGTGCCGCCACGCCAATCTGACCGCCAAGCTGTTCCAGGTAAGTGCGTTCGCTTTTGAAAATGCGGCCTTCCTGTTCCGCCTTGTCCAGAACGGCGCTCAGGCTGGCTGTGGCGCTTTGTGCAGTCGCCTGTGCCAGTTCATCACGCAGGGCGTTGTAGCTTTCCACCGGGACGTATTTCGTCAGGTCAACGGCGGCTTTCTGTGCCTTTTCCAGTTCGGCGGATAACGACGCCACTTTTCCGGCATCTGTTTCGAGTGCATCAAGCGCACTCAGGGCCGCGCTGGCCTGTTCATCGGTGATGTCTGCATTTTCGGGGACCGTCACCCCAAGACGCGCAAGCAGCTTGCGCAGCGTTTCATTCATGGGTTTGTTCTCCTGTTGAAGGATGTCGGGAAGGTCTGCCGCCAGTGCGGTCAGCTTTTTCATGCCGGTGGCACCGGGGTCATTGGTCAGCGCAGCAAGGCGGATTTGCAGCACCGCACCGGTGGCGGTGTCATACGGAAAAACCGCAGAGAGATAACCAAATTCGCCGTCATCGATGCGCTGCTGTGCCGCCGCCGTCCAGCGTGGGTGGATAAATAATCCTTCACCTTCACGCCACTGCATTTCATCGGCGTTAAACCAGCCAGCCGCGACGAGTTGTTCCGGGGGTAATCCTTTGTCCTTACGTAGCTGGTTATGCTCGTAATCAATCAGCACGTCCTGGTTGAGCGCGCGAACGCCTTCAACCAGACGCCCGGCAATCTCACCGTCGATGAACCACCCCTGACCACCTGTCACATCAAACGGACGACCATCACGGGCACTGAAATGACCGGCAGGCAATAGCTGGCACCAGCCGTCATCGTCAATGGACAGCGCACCCAGCGCAGCAATACCAATCGCGTGTTTTTTCATGTCCGGCCTGCTCATCGTGATTTGTGAGTAGCCAGTGTGCGGGGAACGGGAGAAAAGGCGGGGTTATCCAGTTTTAGTAATTCTGTAGGAGAAAGATAAAGGGGAAGGGAAATGCATGACGCTACCCCCTTCAAAACCCCTTCAAAAACGCCACAGAACCTTCAAAAATTCTTTATCGCGTGATTTTATCTCTGTATCTGGTTACTGCGTCAGAGCGGCGCTTACGCGTTTTCTGATGGCATCATAAATTTCCTGCTCACCGCTCTTATCCAGCCCCATATAAGGACGTGCAGGAACACCTGCCGGACCGGGGGGCATATCAGGCTTACCGCCCCACTGATGAATAGCAGCGTAAACTTTTGGTGAGCCAATCAGGGCATAATCCGGGCCGTAAGCGGAAGTGATGCTGCGGGCCAGATCGCCATGCAGGGTAAGAATGCTACCCGGAACAAAACCATGCTCCTGACGCCATGCCAGCCACGGGTCACTCCATGACTCCCAGCTCTGGCCCGTGTCCGGGTCTGCCTGCCGTTCAAAAGCCTGTTCAGAAGACGACAGCAATGCCGCAGCCATCACACGTGGCACATATCCGTCATGCGTTACCGTTGCCAGATCATCAAGAGCAAGCCGGATACGTCGCACATCCACGGCAACGTTCATATCAAGACTCACTTATTCCCCTCCACATGCCCTTCCAGTACGTCAATCATCCCGTCAGCAATCGCGGCTTCAAGCGACTGTGCAGATACGCGGCTGATACTGACCAGCACATCCGCCCGGTCATTCTGCCTGCCGACTGTCTGTGATGTTCTGACCACAATTTGGGCCGTGCCGTCACGGGTTGCCACAACGTACAGCAGCTGGTGATTTTTTCTGTCCCACAATACCGCCTGTGGTTCTGCCATCAGAGACGGCAGACGCTGTAAATCCTCTGCTTTCAGGGCAGCATCAGCAGCGGTAGCCAGACTTTCTCCATTCATCACCAGTAAACGGGCTGGCATATTCCCGGTGCGCTGATGTACGGCTTCAGCTACCGATTCCGTCATAAAACCCAGTGCCCGGATCTCACGCCCGGCTTGACGTGATTTCGCCAGACGATTAAGCCACAAGGAAAAAGCAAGCTGGCGCTCCCGGCTGTTATTCAGCGTTTGTACAACCTGCTCACGCAGCTGCGCGTCACGAACTTCCACCAGTTTTCGAATCAGCGCCTGATCAGTACCGAATGCCGCCGAACCGGGGTTATATGACCAGCCAACGTCCGGCGTCATTTTTACTCGACCGTTGTCAAACGTAGTTGACGATGTGCGGAAAATCTCTCCTGTGCTTTCATCCGTGCCGGCCTCCACTTCGCGGGTATCCATGAATGAAGCACCATAGCTGACCTGTAATCCCAGTTCTTTCATTCGGGTCGCAGATATCGCACGAACGCGGCAGCGACAGCTCCAGCCATTGGGCGGGTAATGTGTCTGCCAGAAAATATCGTCATACCGGAAAATCATATTATGCAGCCGGGCATGTTCCGGGCGCGTTCTGCTGTCCATAACGGCGACATACTGCCAGTACGGATACAGGTCTGCGGTATTCATCATCTGTGCATAACGTCCCGCCCCGTACGCTGTACGGGTATTGACGTTATAAATGGTTGCCAGACGACGCGGACTGCCCAGTTCGATTTCCTTCGCGTTTCCCTCTGCATCCACAATGATTTGTTTTCCCCACCATCCGAGCTTTTGCAACCGGGGAGCCAGTGTGCGGGTAAATTCCTCACGGGTGATACCCTCACTGACAGCCCGCTCCACTTCCTCACGGATTGTGGTCAGGACATCCATCCGGGCAGCTTTGGCAACGGTAAAGGCACGGGCGTGCGCGTCTGCCAGTTGTTCGTACCAGTTCCAGGTGATGTTGTAGCCTTTGGCGCGGAAATACGCGACAGCCTCCTTTGGCGGGAGGCGTGCGGCATACGCCAGATCAATGGTCTGCTGCGGCATCCAGACGCCCCCATATATCGGCAACAAAAATGGCACGGGTCAGCATGTCGATAAGTTCTGCATCATCCATCTGCGGATATAATGAAGCGGCTTTGTTCATGGCGGCTTCCGGGCCATCTTTCAGCACAGAAAGAATGACGGGTTTCAGCAGGGGATCAACCGAACGCTGCCAGTCTTCCGGTGAAACGCTCATCCGGTCGATATCATCCTTCTGCGGGATATCATCAGCGGATAATGCGGCCTCTTTCTGCGAACCGTTATCCGGGACAACCGGTTGTACAGTAAACACGGCTTCATCACCGACCGGCTGTGGAATATGAAGTTTTTCCTGTATCCAGGAGACCGGAATACGCATTCCTGCCGCCAGTTTCGGAATGGCGTCAGACAGTGCCGTAATATCACCCGCTTCACTGGTATCAAACACAATGCCCGGCAGGCGGTTAATATCAATGGTGCTGTCACTGTTCAGTGCCAGCAGGGGATAAATCAGGTCACGGTTAATACTGCGGGCAAGCTGACCCACATCTGCGTTACGGATTTCACGGCGAACTTCATCATGCACTTCACCCAGCGACCGCGCGCCTTTATCGCCAGCCTCTGTGGTCAGGGTGCCGCCCAGAATGGCTTTTGAAATCGCTTTCTCTGCCCAGCCAATCATCGCCATAAAAGGATCTGACTGACCATCTGCGGCACTCTGAAAATCCAGCGTCATCCCCATAGGAATAATGCCACCGGCACGTCGCCCGATATCCATCACGGCCTGCATCAGTGTGGCTTTCTCGCGGCTCGTGGAGCCGGTCGGATATTTACCAACGCGCATGGGGAGTCCGTAAATTTCCAGGAACTCCGCAAAATCACGCACGGAATAGTTTTTAAAAATAAAAGGCCAGATAAGCGTGCGCACAAGGCCATTGGTGCCAACGTACCCGGTGCGGGATTTGGCCCGGTGCATAAACCAACCGAACGGTTGCAGCTCCAGCCCGTGATAAGACGTATCACGCAGACGTAATTCGTTCAGATTGTCGGGGTTCGCGCAGAACAGCGCCGGATCGCGATGATGCAGCGCCACCGGCACGCGCATTTTTCCCAGCCAGCCCCATTCAATCTCCTGCATGGAATAACCCTTGAGAATGGCATCACCGGCATCAAACAGGGCATCTTCAAACCACGCTGCATCATGCAGATATTCATTCAGCATGTCGGCGTCTTTTTTCTCCTGTACGCTGGCATCACGTGCCGGAGCGATGCGCCATTCCAGCGCCTGAATGGCAAGGCGGCGTTTGCTCAGTTCGGAAAAAAGGTGGGTGTCCTTTTCTTCCATATCAAAGGCCAGATCAGCCTGTGCGGTCAGATCACCGCGTTCGGCATCACGCAGCATCTGCGCGGCCCGGTTCGGCGTCACGCCACTGGAAGGATGCTCCTGCGTGCGCTTCATGACCATTGCCAGCTCATCGCTGCGGGTCTGCATTTCATCGTCAAAATCAAACGGCTGCCCGGAAATATCCAGAATACGGCCCATTACCAGCCCCCTCGTTCAAACTGGTGATAATCATCAAAATCATCGTTATCAACATCATCACCACGGTGGCGTGGTGGCAGCGCCTGTATGCTGTCCTCGTCGATAACAAAACCATTCATATAAGACGCCCTGACAGCCATACAGAGCGCCACGGCAAAGTCGCCATGTCGTCGGCCTTTACCGCCTTCATCTTTTGTGCGCCCCTTATCAATCTGCGGAATACCTTTGTCCACCTTGATGTGGAGCAGGTCATCAAGTGTGGTCTGGTGCCGGGCAATCGTGATGTTCTGCGCTTCAAACTCGCCTTTCAGTTTTGGCATCCACTCCTGATACCAGGATGCGGTCAGATTCACACAGTCGATCATCTCCGGGCCATAAATCAGACGGGCGGCTTCTGCCAGATAACCGCCGTTACCGGTGGCATCAAATGCAGCGCCGGTAAAACGGGGCAAACGGGACAGAATGAATAAAAGGATTTGTCGCTGCTGGTCATAGGTCACATTACGTAGCTCCACGCGGAAACATTCGCGTTTGCGTAAGTCTGGAGTGATGGCAAGCGGCACAAACACCGTCAGGTCGCCACGGCGTGCAAAGTCTTCGCCCAGTACGTGTTTATTGAGCGGTGACAGCGCATCGAGCAACGTGAGCAGCTCCTGTTCACACCAGTCCTGAACGATACCGTGGCGCATCTGCGGTGTCAGCGATTCAAAATCGTCCGGGGCTTCAAAACGCAGAACCGGGATATCCCGCGCGGCTTCAAAACGCAGAACCGGGATATCGCGCCCGCGCGGGTGTCATGGCAGCTTCAATCAGGACACGGGACAGGTAAGCGCCACCGGATTTTTTGGGAATACAGCCGTATTCCTCGTCGGCGCTCTCTTTGTTCGGCGCGTTCCGGTACAGGCCATCACGCCAGGCTTTCTCCGCTTCCGGCGACCACGGCTGATTCGTGACATAACAGATACGCCGGTACAGCCCGTCAGCGATGGCATCGTCCAGCGTGATACGGTGAACGCTGTAATCCTTGCGCCCCTCGCGCGCATCCTGAATGTACTGGTTAAACAGGTTATCGACGCCGTTATGTGTCGATATGATCCGCACGCGTGCACCCCACATGGTGAGCGCAAAGGCCGCTTTCAGGAGTTCATCCAGGGCTTCATGAAATGCCGCTTCATCAATCACCACATCCCCCTGTAAACCACGCAGGTTAGACGGGCGGCTTGAAAGCGCCTGCACCTTAAATCCACTGTTCGGAAAGCGGATCATGTAGGTGAGGATTTCTTCTTTTTTGTCGCTGTCCCAGAAGGTCTGCTCCCAGACGTCAGCCTTTGCCAGCTGGTTAAAGGCGCGGGCAAACAGGGCACAGGCGGCGATGTATTCCAGCGCCATTTCCTGACGGGAACCCACATAAAAGACGTTGCGACCACCGCGGCGACGCGGCTTTGCGGCCGTCATGACATTGCGGCCCGCTTCGGCCCATGTCAGACCGGTACGACGGGATTTTTCAGCAATGCAAATCTGGCTTTCATCCTCAAACCAGCGGCGCTGATAGCCCAGGAAAACCGGTTCATTGCGGGGCTGCGCTTCCCCGATATCGGTCACGATAGGGCTGCGCTTCCCCGATATCGGTCGATATCGGTCACGATATTCACGCCAAGCAGTTCGGCCTCCTTGCGCAGGTCGATTTTGCGGGGTGCATGAAGGGCTTTAAGTTTGCTTTCTTTGGTGCTCACAGGTGAAAAATCCGGTATAAATTTTCAGGCTTTAATCAGTAAAAAGAGGTTGCTATGAAAGAAAAGCTGACCATTGACCAAAAAATTGAGATTGCAAAAATAGCAAGTGACTTTGTTATCGCTGGCATGAATACGAATAAACAGCCAGCGTGTCTTGCCGGTTCTGATCAAAATGTGAAGTCAGAACGGGAGTTGTTAAAACATATTTATCAGTTGCTGGAGGCAATGATTACTGATTAATTTGTGACTCTCTGATGATCTGGCCCGCGATAAGCGGGAGAGAGTCGTCGAGTTAAATATCGCCCGCGATAAGCGGGCCAACCACAATCTGCATTAACAGATACAGTGATTCGGCTTTCGTGACGATATGAATGTTGCCCTCCTCAGCCAGCGCCGCTTCGACGATGGGTTTGAGTTTCAGGGCAATATCCGCAGATGTTTTCTCTTCTGATTTAACAGCCATTACATTTTCCTCTTTACGCTTTCCCCAGCAGCACATCACGGATACGCTGCTCCAGTTCTTCGCTGATGCCATCCTGCCCGCGCAGTTCTTCACTGACGGCGTTTGCCGCTTCTTCTGCAAACGCCTGGCGGATCTCTTTCTCGCGTCGGTGGCTGGACATTGCCGTGGATTCCAGACGCTGTGCTGCCAGCATGGCGTTTTTCAGCAGTTCAATATCCACGTCATCTTCCGGTTTTTCGATTTGCCGCATCATGGCTTTAAAAAGCTGGCTGCGGGCCATTTCCAGAATCAGCTTTGTGGTTTCCCCCATTGGCTTGTCACCAAGTTCTGCGGTCAGTGCTGACGTCATTTCACGCATCTGTCGCAGGTTATGGCCTACCTGTTCGACGTTTGTCGCGTAACGGTTCAGGCCGGAACGGGAGAGTTTCATGTCATCAGGCAGTCCGGCGTCTTCAATCAGGGCGTTAATTTCTTCCAGAATGCGGGCCTGTGGGATTGCCTTGTCACGCAGCATTTCATGCAGTGTTTTGCGCACGTTTTCCGGCAGCAAATCCACTTTTGAAGCCCGTCCCCGTGTTTTCCTGTCCATCATGCCTCCGTTCAGAAGCGGGGACGTGGACGTTTGACACCGGAAACACGAGCCCGGCCTTCAGCCACATCCTGACCACGGGAGGTCAGTGTCACGACATAAAAGCCGCGCAGGTTTTCCACGGTGACAAGCTGCTGTTCTGCCAGCCAGTCAATCTGACCACGAACCACATCACGTGAAACGTTATGCCCGTAAGCATCCAGGCAATCCTGCAAAATGGATTCGTTAGCCTCGTTATTGCAGTCCATCAGTGAACGCAGGATGACCAGGCGGCGATCCTGCGTCAGAATGTCGTCAATCATTTGTTGTTCTCTCCGAGCGCCTTTTCGAGCAAAAGCTCCAGTTGATGGGTCAGCACCTGTATGTGCCGGTTCATCGCTTTCACTTCACCATTGGTTTCTGCGGTCTGTAACCGGACAGCATGTAAATCCTGTGCACTGGGCATGTTTTCGCACTTCGTTTCAAGCGCGGTTAAACGGCTTTCGATTTGCTCCACACGTTCCGTGCTGGCAAATGTACGCCTCACCGCCCACCACAAAATGCCACCAATGGTGCTGCCACTGCCTATCGAGTAGGTCAGCACTGAATAAATATCCACACGCTCTCCTGTTTACAGCCCTGACGACATACCCGGCATTAATCCCGGCACCGGTAACACATCATCATTCAGCAGCTGATTATTACGGGGAGCGGGCACAGCACCAGAACTGGCGCTGAACATAAACACCGCCAGTGCATTTTTTTGTTCCTCTGTCAGTGGCCTGTTCAGATGGGTATTTAACGTGTCATAAACAGGCTTCAAATCTGCTTTCAACAGCATGATGCATTCACCATAGCTGTAAGGGCGTTGCTGAATATCAGGACCGTGATGGTTAAGGCAAACTGTCAGTTCGCCGTGCTGGTCTGTGTATGGAAGGTACTGAACAGAAACCAGCGATGAATCACCATCGCCGGACAACTGCCAGCCACCACATGCCGCCAGTACCACGATGGCAAGTGTTCTGATGATGCGGGGGAGACGTTTTTTAAAATCGTTCATGAAACCCTCCTTCGGTAATAAAAGGAGGGTAACTCAGGGGAATTTGCAGGCGGGGTTATTATTAATTAACACAACCGGCCTGCGCCGGTTGATTGCTGTTACTCAGAATAAATCGGGCTGATGTCGCCGTGAATGAAGTTTTCTCTGGCGGGCAATAATCTTGTAAATCTGCGGTTGTGACAGACGATGTTCACGCCGCAGCTCCTCTATGTTCCGACCGTTAAACTGGCAGTAAATCAGATCATCCCGCAACGCTGCCAGAAGTGCATCACCCCGGGGGATGTAATACTGCCGTCCCCCCAGGAACCATGATAAGGACATCACCTGTTTACGGGCTATGCTCCGTGCATCATCCACGCCCTGACGTTTCAGTTCTGTTTCCAGAACGTCAACCAGCTCAACCAGCGCGCGGGGCCAGCGGGCCTCCTGCTCAGGAGCCGGTATATTGTCGATATGATCCATTAACTGGCTTACAGCCGGATCATGTTCAAATAAATCCTGCTGATTTGTCATTTTGCCCCCATCAGCGAAAAACTAACAGACAGATCCCCGTGACTACGGCAAGCAGTGCAATAACTGTGATACCCTTCATCACCATCAGCAACGTAGCCATGCCGGAACATTCATTACTGAATCTTCTGTACATCATGCCTCCGCGCCAGACGGTACTGAACGTCGCAGACAGATATGGAGGCGAAAGCAAAACCATATGCTACAGAAGCCAGATAAAGCATAAATCGTGAACTGATGCGCTTCTTCTAAAAGCCCGGTTGCAATAGCCGAAAGACTTAACCCGACGAGGCCACCAAGAAAATCAATGGCATTAATAGAAGCATAACGTCGGATTTTTCCTGTCCGGGACAGATCATCAAAAATAGTGCCGGTAAAGCACAGCGCCACACTGAAAACGGCAGCATTCCAGAACAGCACCGCCCGCAAACCATAAAACACGCTAATAATCAGAATCAGCGCCAGCAACATGACCGGCAGACAATTTGGTAACAAATAACAGAAACGCTTAAACATGATGCTTTTCCCTGTAACGCTGGCAGTGGTGAATAATTTCTGGCATATCGACTGACTGCCAGCCTTTCATGTAATAGCTCCCGTGGGTGCCATCGTGCCCTGTGTAATCCATTGGCTTTGGTGGTGGACCTCCGGCCTCCCGATGTAACACCTCCTGTCGTAAACGTTCGCGTCTGCCAAACCGAAAGGACGCATCCCACCCTTTACCCATGCAGAACCTCCCGACAGGCGCTGGCGAGCAGATCCAGGCGGTTAAACCAGCCGTTCAGATATTTCCCCTGCGAGGCACTGGATTTGATAATCCCTGCGTAATAGCGGGAACGACGCAGGAAACACTGCAACAGCAGCCAGTCAGTGTCGGCACGCAGAACGGCTGCGCGGGTGTTTTTGCCGACGATGCCATCATCATCAACACCTGCTGCCGCCTGGAGGATTTGAATCGCGCGTTTAACACCGTGCTGAACGGCAGCATCAAAGACGAATAAGGAAACACCATCAGGCCATTCGTTACACTTTGCCGCCAGCCAGTAATCACGCCAGTAGATTTGCGCCGCCTGCTCGTGGGTTAAATCTTTAATACGGGTATCAGGCTTCCCGTCACCGTTAACATCGGTTTTGCCATCAATAACGCCATCGCGACGGTCAGAAATGCCGTATTTGGTTTCGCCGCCACGGTCAGTGGGATCATTAACGTAACCACCTTCAACATCAGGCCGTATAACAAAATTCAGCGAATGAAGGAATGCAGGGGAAAACTCAGGCATGTTGCCCTCCTGTAATGAACGTTTTATCGTCACAACAGAATATTGAGGGCGTAAAAAAAGCCGGATTAACCGGCATTGAGGGCGTAAAAAAAGCCGGATTCCCGGATTAACCGGCTTTACTGTTTAAAACAGAGGGGGTTGATACTGACGATACTTTATACGCCGCATTCGTCGGATGGCTTTATAGACAGTGTTAAACGTCACACCATAACGAATTGCCAGTTCGTGAACATTGCGCCCGTTAAAATCATTCCAGATTCGTAAATCCCGAACCAGTGAATCCAGCACCTGCCCACGAGGAATATAGACCTGACCGCCGCCAAGATGTTTACAGATAGCCACAACAATCTCCAGAGAGTGCGCAGGTTCAACGCCCAGCCGGGACAGTTCCTGACGCAGCACATCGTTCAGTTCCGCCAGCAGTGCCGGAAATCGTGACGTATCCCCGGATTCATTGTCAAGATGAGCCAGGATACTGTCATCCTGAAAGTCGCCAAACAAATCCTGCGTCATTGTGCCAGTCTCCGTGTTTTTCTTGCACGGGCATAAGCTGCTGTCATGGCATCATAGCCACGCAGTTCACGCCCGGACGGGCTGACCGGCAACGGGAGTCCATAACGGGAAAAGGCTTCACGGATACAGCGGATGTGCCACTGTTTCAGGGTTTCAAGCACAATTTGTAACGATTCTCCGTGACACCACGCCAGCGTGGAAACACCCTGTCCGCCATTACGTCTGGCTGTCAGTCGTTCGACGTATTTATCCAGTGCTGTATCACTGCCATCGGCAATAAAACCGTCTTCTGCCATTTGCTGCCAGATTTTTAATACCTTTTCGCGGGGCGTTACATGCCCATTAAAGCGACGGCGTGGGTGTTTATTCTGCTTCTTAAAACCGCGTTCTTTCATGGCATCGAGCACCAGCTCCAGTTGCGCGACGGTCAGCTCACGGCAACTGATTTTGCCCGTGTTCTGCATCAGAAAGGCACGGTAGGTGTCGTCGTCGAGTTGTAGCTCCCGACGGGCGACATGGATTAATTTAATAAGCGATGTGCGATTCACTTGCTCACCTCTCATATTAAGGAATGAGATATGAAAATTGATTATGACGAGATAGCCAGAATATTTGATGTATTCCTGGAGGCCGACACTGCATTCATTCGACTGGAAGATGTCGGCTGGGATCGTTCTCAGCGGCACAGCGACAGCCATCAGAAGCTGGTTTTCCATCTTCTGTTGCTGGTTGAAAATGGTTTTATCAGCAACAGATATCTGAAAACAGGCACCGCAAAAAGCATTGGTCTCACCCCGACAAGCCTCGGATATTCATATTCAGGCACCAGTGTCAGACTCACACAAGATGGTCATGATTTTGCGAAAGCACTACATCAAAAACCCATTCTTGAGCGTATAAAACAGGAGCTTGCCGACGCCCCGATGACGCTCGTAACAGACGTCGGCAAACAGTGGTTAACCTCGTTTCTTAAAAAGAAACTCGGGATTGAATAGTTCCCGGTTCATACGTTGCAGCACATCAAGGGCGGCGACAGCCGCCACTTTATCGTTGCCATCAGCAATAGTGCGGAGATTTTCAATAATCCAGTGAGGACTCAGTGACTCAGCAACAATGCCCAGTCGGTACGCCATGACCTCATCAATAGCCTGTTCGTAAGACGGGGCATATACAAAGGCCACAAAGTCGTTGACCTCGTTTTCCGGTAAACCACCGGCAATCAGCAGGGCTGTAAGTTCTTCTGATTTTGTAAATACGCCATTATTCATTCTGTTCACCTTCACAATTCATGCACGCCGTGTCATCGCCCATATCGCAGTAATTGCATTTCTGCCCGCCACAATGGGGACACTCTTTCAGATATTCAGGGGCTTCATTACCGCAGGTCGGGCATTCCTGCTTTTCGTTTACGTTATTCATTTCGTAATACTTCCTCGCAATAAAAAATCTCATTGGGATAACGTTTTTGCACATGTTCCATCACCTGCCTGCATATCTGCTCCGTGGGCCAGATTCTTTCCGTTACAGGTATGGCATCGCAGGCATCGTTCCCGCAGGTGCTAACCAGCAGGACAAAGCCAATTGACTTAATCACTATTTGCCTCCATATGTTCCAGACGCTGTGCTTCGCGCATACACATCTGCGCAATCATCATCTGGCGGGCAATGCCTGCACGAATAAACGAAGCTGCACGACGGAGATTTTTTGCATTCGCCTGTTGAATCAATGCAGGTACTGATGCCAGGCATTCGGCGCTGTCTTTAATCAACATCTCCGCTGTTATTTCCGGTGCTTGTTGCTTATTCCTCGTCATCTTCGTCATCCTTTACATTCAGCGTTACAGGAAATTTTTCGAATATGAAAAGGGCAAGCCTTGTTTTGTATGAAAAGGGCAAGCCCCAAAGGGCAAGCCTTGCCCCAAGTCTCAGAAGGTTTGCTTCCTTTGAATGTGCAGGGATAACACATTTCTCACCGTCATTGTCGAAGGTAATATCCGCATCTTTTTTATCGATAAA